TATTAATACTTTTTAAATCACGCTTAGTAAACCCTAATCGCTTTGCCATAAGTGCATCCCTGAGATAATGAGCATTGCAGCCGCTTTGCAATGCAGATATAATCAATTCGCTATCGTTACTCAGATCAAACATTTATGTAACATCCAAAACGCTCATGCGACCAACATGGGCGTTTTTCATTGTCTGTTAATCAGCTCTTATTGCCGCCGCCTCACCCGCCAGCGCCATGTAAGCCGCACCATCCAAATAATTGTCCTCTTTGTGCTCGCCTTGCTATGAGCGTGCCAGCTTGAGACATGCCATAAATTTATAGCCTTGTGCTGGTGTCATGGCGATGCCAGTTAATGCCTCAAACATCGCTACTATCTTATCCATTGAACGCTCAGAGCCGTTGCCGTCCTTGTCGTATGACTTGCCGCGCTCAACCATAGTCGCCACTGCTTCGTTTAAAATCTGAGCCGCTTTAGGCGTGTCGTCATTGAACGTGTCATCAACAACAGACTTAGGTCTAAATGTTTCTAAAAAATCATGTCTAAGCATGGTCTGTTGCCCATATCCGTCAACATTTCTATAAATGACCTGCGTTGATGATGATGAAATCACCTCGAAAGTCTGATTGATATTTGCGAATCTATGAACCCACTCGCTTTTAGCTTTAACATCACTCATAAAATAAATTCCTTATTGTTTTTAACCGTGGTTTCGTAAATGATGATCCCGTACTTGTGGGCCATCTGTTTTGATTTATCGATATAAGTTCTAGTGCGCCTGCCCTTAAAATCCTCTACCACCTCGCAATTTTTCTCGACATTAAAATAAACGAAGTCAGCGATATAATTCATAGCCCTGTGCGTTATCTTGCCAGCCTCATCGCGCATGGTAGGGGTTAGCTCGAACGGTACTTGCAAGCGTAAATCTTTAATCCGTCCTTGCCGCTCAAATCGCTTTAGGTGACAGTAGCGATCCGCCTCACCCTGACTATCAAACGCGATCCCATCAACCACCGTTTCAATATTGTTAAACTTGGACTTTTTAGCGCCCTTAGCGGGCCACAATCGCGCTATCTTTGCTGCGTTTGCCTGACCAACTTTACTTTCAGTGATGTTCGACCATCTAATAGCTGTTTTACGTGCCAATTTACCGCCCTCCTACTGTTTTAAATCGTATTTACACCCTCATGTACCGAACCCATCAATAAATCGCTTACATCGTCATACAGTGCGTTTCCGCTTTTATCCCACTCGCACAACTTGCCGTTATCACGCACCCCGTCTATCTCAATCGCGCTACATGAGTAACGCTGTAAATCTCGGTTGTATGACAGACCAATCACAAAGTCGCCCGCTTCCGTCACTGCTGAATTTTTAAGATAGATAACCGCGTTGGGCTTGCCAGCCTTGAGCGCTTTTTTTAAATCAGCGTATTTGCGTTCGCCTGGTGTGTAATTGGCTGGGTCTTTTTTCATGGTTAGATCACCTTGATTTGTTGATTAAATAAGTGTCATACCTTAAAGAGGTTTATTTATGCGGATTATGCGGTGGTTTCGGGGGCGCCTTCTTTGATCGGGGTATAGGGCCAGTCCAATCTCCACGATGAGCAACATCGAGGTTTATATTGTGGTCGGTGGCTCTGCCGTTTAGCTCGTTGCGTTTTTTGATGCGTCGCCTCATGTCCTCAAACTCCTTATCAAAATCAAAGTCATTGCCTTTTTGAGCTAGTGAGCGCCCTATAATCAGAAACCACGCCAAGCCAATCGTTAAGGCTGAGGCATGTAAAATAAGAACATATAGGGCTAGGTGGTAGATTGAAGTATTCATCTTTTTGTAACTCCTTAAAGGGTGTGTAATTGGCTGGGTCTTTTTTCACTTGTTAGCCCTATCTATCGCGCTGTTCTGCCAGTCCGTAGCATCAAAACCTGCACCGTAGTAATAAAATCCCGTTTCGATATCAGATACCCATGAGCGATGATTGGGCGTTAAATGACTTTTAGCGCATTCAAACAACCATACTTGACCTTGCGAACACATCACTGCGCTTTTCACTTGTGGTGATGCGTTTTTAAAAACCTCTTGAGTTACCCGTTTCACTCCGCCTTCTCCCTAAAATCACCTTCACGCCAGCGTGCTAACATCGACCTTGTTTTACTAAGATCAGTTTTCACTGGCTTATTCGATAAAACGATAGCGCTATCAGGCAATGAATGACCGCTCTCTACACAATAAGTATCAATAGCCAGTGCATCAGATAGGTCTGTCAGTGCGCCGATGTTATGCTCATAATTAGATAGTTTGGCTGGCTCCCAACCTAGCGCCTTACTCATGGTCATTAACGTCATTTCGTTTTCGACACGTATTTTTTTAAGCTCAACACCTAAAGCACAATCGATTCTAAAGTTGCCGCACTCGCTTACTTTGCCAGTCATCCACTTTGGTTTTTTGCTGATATCACTCACTTGCTCTTCTCCCTAAAATCCGTAACCACGACATCATCCGACTTCACTTGCTGGCAAGAGTAAATATTGCCGTCATAGTGAAACATTCCGAACCGTTGGCAGTTGTCAGACGATGCTTGCTGTCCCATTGCAAAACCTGCCAGCATGACCATAAATCCTAATATCAAAGCCATGCTGAATAAAAACCACTTATCTTCTTTCACGCGCTTATCTCCTCAAAAAGGTCTGTCTGTTGTTGTTCACAATTGGGCGATATCCAAAGCACCTCGGTGCGTTTACCACTGCCATTACGACTACTGATTGCTGTTTGTCTTGATGATTTGGTCCAGCCAGCAAGCTTGTCGTTGTAAAGCTCATTGTCATAACCGCTAATCACAAACATTCCAGCACATTTTTGCGTCAGCTCGAGTAAGCGCTCATGCTCAAACTCGCGCATTTCAAACTTGCCGTAGCTGTCTGTATTAGTACGCGTATCCAGCGTGTAAGGAGGATCAAGATAAAAAAGTGTGTCGCTGCGGTCGTGCTGCTTAATCACGTTATACGCATCGGTGTTCTCGATGACGACTTGGCGTAATCGCTCAGTGACTTCTAATACTTTTGCTGGCAAGTCTGACCAAAGCGACTGCAATGACGTGCCGCTACGTGCTGTATCTAATCTAAAGCCAGTATTACCACGAGTAGCACCAGCGCTGCCAAAACCCATTTGAGCGCGTACAAGCAATTTATGAGCCTCCATGACTGCGGGATAACCTGATTCAATCTTGCCGTGACCATCACGGTTGCGGTAGCTTGGCTCTTTTGCCCATTCAAACTCAGTACGGCTATATGGCGTCATGTGTAGCAGTCTTAACAACTCAGGACGCATGTTGTTGCAGCGGATCACGTTAAACAGATTCACAATCTCATCGTTTTTGTCGTTATAGACTTCGCGTGTCGATGGCTCTTTACTGATTAGTACAGCTGCTGAGCCACCAAACGGCTCAACGTAGCAATGATGCTGTGGAAAGTGGCTGATAATCCAAGGTGCTAAGCGCCATTTTGCGCCGTGGTATCGCATTAGGGGTTTAGTGGTCATACCGACCCCTTAACCATTTCTTCATGAGACTCCCAAAGCGTAGGCTCTTTGATCTTGATCTCTGTTACTTCGCCGCAATGATGGCACTTGGTTTTTTTCTTATTTTCAAGTCTGCGAGCGATTATCTGATTACGAGCAAAATCGCGCTTGGTGTCATCGGCATATTTATCCAGCCGCTTAGCCCAATCATCTAGAGCATCTGAGTAGCCCATAATTGCGTCAAACGGATCAAGCACTGCATCACAGTCTCTACAAGTTATTTGCTTGTTTGCTCTATCGATATTTACGTTGTTGTGCTCGCATGACGTGACGACTCGATATTCTTTTTTCTCAAATTTAATAATGCTCATACCACCTCCTAGTGAAACTGAACAAAGCCGTCAACTGCGGCAAATTCAAAAGTTTGGATCAAATCAGTCAGCAAGCCCTGATTCCACTCGTTCAACTCGCCAGCGCGTGCCGATACCGTGTGCAAATCATTTAGTATCTTTCGGCACGTCTTGGTGCCAATCTCGCCTTCGTTATCAGCAAAGTAGATAAGCTCTGACAAAATACCGCGCTTACCTTTCCCCCAGTCGTCACAGACACGGGCTGCATAGATGCCGCGATACTTGCTGCCAGCAATCAACGGCTTATACCCTGCGATACGTGCCAGCTCGTTCCGTAAGTTGCCGTAGGTAGAGTAAGAGCTGCTGTAAAAGCTGCGCGCATAGCTAAACCCATAGACCTGCCCTGCTTCTAAGTCGTCGCCCTGCTCCCACTCTGAGTTGCCAATGCTGACAAAAACTTGATTGCCTCGTACCTCTGGATGATTGGCATCGTCCATTTTTGGGTTTTCAATCAATTTGGTGCATTTGTACGCTGTAATATCTAAT